ATCGCCGCCCTCTGAGGGGCTATAGCTCAGCCGGTTAGAGCGCTTCCCTGATAAGGAAGAGGTCCCTGGTTCAAGTCCAGGTAGCCCCACCCAGGTCAGAGACGGTTTTCCGCTGATCTTACGTTCTCGGTTCCGGTGCCGTGCGTCGGTGATGCGTCAAGGTCCGCCATGTGCGGCGCCAAGATCGCAGCCACTAGATCTGCTTGGTCCCGGGGGGAGCGGCCCATCATGGTGGCACTCAGGTGCCCCGGGGCCTTTTCGCGTGGCCCTGGTAACGGTGGCCCCGGCAAGCGCGCACAGCCTGCCGGGCCACGTTCCCCGGGGATATCCCCGCGAGGGGTGCGCGCCGCACACACGATCGACGGGTTGGAAAGGAGGGCCCTCCTGCATGTTGGTTCCAGCCAGCGCCGAACGAGTAAGCACGCCAGCCAGTGACTTTAACGGCCGCCCCTCGCGGGGACGTTTCAGGGCAACGGGACGGCATAACGCCGCTCCAGCCGGCGCCGCGCCTCGCGCACCGACACCGGCCGCAACCGGAACTCGGCCGCGTACTCAGCCGGATCCGCCAGGCAGCCGGCCGCCCGGGTCTCGGTGATCCCCCACGACTTCGCCAGCGACTTGACCGCCTCCAGCCGGCAGTGAACCCGGTACTCATCGGTCGGGTACGCCGCATAGGAGACGCCCGCCTCCGGCCGCTGGTCCGGCATCACTGCACCGTGCCGTAAAACGGGCCCATCGCCGCCGCATCGTTGGCCATCGCCGCGGCCTGGCGGCGCTGCGCGTCGATAAGGGACTGCTGCAGCCGTTCGATGGCGGCCGGGTCACCCTGGTACGTGGTGCCTCCGGTGGTGTGCACCGCCATGGCGAACCCCTTGCTACCGCCCTCCGGCGCCACGCCGATCCTGTTCAACGGGTCCTGCGCGTTCATCCGCGCAGCGACCTCGTAGGAATCCATGTACGCGATCTGGGCGCCCTCCGCGATCGCCGCGGCGACGCCGGCCTCATGCGCCCACTGCCGCGGCGGGGGAGCCGTCCCGTACACCGACCGGTGCTGCAGCTCCTCCTGCTCAAGGAGAGCCTTCGCCCGCATGGTCACGTCGTGGTCGGCCACGCCCAGCGCGGCACGCAACCGGCCGCCTGGCGTCTTGGCCCACGCCTGCAGGTCCGCGTTCACTGGCCGGTCTCCGCCAGCGAATGACCCTTGCCGAGCCCCGTCGTTCCCGCGTAGGCCGCCCCGGGGAGCAGCGGCGACGCGACGACTGCGGTGTCGCTGCTGGAGCTGAACGTGTCGCCCACGTCCACCGTCACCGTGTCCGGCGTCCCCTGCGACGACTGGTACACCGGCACAATCCGCGCCGTCATCAGCGGCGGCGACTCCATCGCCTCCGTCGACGGCGACCCGCCGAGCCCGCTGTTGTAGAACGCGCTCGGGGCGATGCCGAAGAACCTGTCTATCGGCGTGGTCCCTGAATTTTCAGGCATATGAACTCCCACTTGCCAGGGCCAGCCCGGGGACGAGTGGGAGCGGCCCGGGCTGGCCACCCGCGATGACGACGTATGAGGAGCCGTCAGCACCTAGTGTCGCACTGGTCTAGGCCAAAGGACTAGACCACTAGCACAATGGAACCGTGGACCGTGACAGCGTGCGCGAGGAGCAGCTCGCCCACGTCCTCGAGGAGATCGGGCGCCTCGAAGACGACCTGCACGCCGGGCCGCTGACCGTCCCCGGCAGCAAAGGCCAGCCGATGCCCAACCGCCTCCTCGCCGAACTCCGCGCCCACCGCTGGCTGCTGCTGCGGATGCTCGACGGCGCCGCACCCGGAGGCGACAGGCCGCCCGCCGAAGACGTGGTGGACCGCATCCGCGCCGAGTGGGAGGCCGGCGGTGACTGATCCCAGGATCGCCATCGTCCCCGCGGCCGCGCGGACCGCGGGCCCGCAGATCGTCAAGCTCGCCGCGCTCGCCGGCATCCGCCTCGACGCCGCGCAGCGGATGATCGCCGACGCGACCGCGGGCGTGGACGGCGCCGGCAAGTGGAGCGCGTTCGAGGCGGTGCTGTTCGCCCCCCGGCAGAACATCAAGACCGAGTTCCTGATCGCCCGCATCCTCGCCGGGCTGTATGTGTTCCGCGAGGAGCTGATCGTGTTCTCCGCCCACCAGGCGCGGACCACCGCGAAGGTGTTCCGGCGGATCAAGCGGGCCATCGAGGCCAGCCCCGAACTCGGCGCCCGCATCGCCCGCGTGTCCAACCGGGCCGGCGCCGAGACGATCGAGCTGGACAGCGGGCAGCAGCTCGAATGCGTCGCCCGCTCCACCAGCACCGGCCGCGGGTTCACCGGCGACTTCATCGCCCTCGACGAAGCCCAGGACCTCGACGGCGAGCAGCTCGCCGCGATCCTGCCGATGCTGTCCACCCGCCCCAACCCGCAGATCATGTACGCGCTGAGCCTCGGCAACGAGCAGTCCACCCACCTGGGCGCGCTGCGCGCCCGGGCGCTGGCCCGGCACGACCCGCACGTCTGCTGGATCGAGTGGAGCCTGGCCGAAGGCGACCGGATCGACGACCGCGCCGTGTGGGCCGCGTGCAACCCGGCGTACCCGGCGCGGATCTCGATGGAGTACATGGAGCGCGAGTTCCTCGCCCTGGGACCGGAGCAGTTCGCCCGTGAGCGCCTCGGTAAGAGCAACTGGCCCGCCGACCAGACCGGACGGTTCGGTGTCATTTCCCGTGACGCCTGGCAGGCGTGCGAGGACGCCGAGGCCGACGCCCGCGCGGCCGGGAAGGTGTCGTTCGGTGTCGCGGTGTCCAGGGACGGGCGGACCGCGGCGATCGTCGCGTGCGGCACCGGACAAGGCGGCCTGCCCGTGGTCGAGGTGGCCGACTGGCGGCCCGCTGACGGCGCCGCCTGGACCGGGCCACGCCTCGCCGAACTGATCAGCAAGCACCCCACCGACAGCGCCGCCTGGGACGAGGACAGCCTCGCCGGGCAGCTCGGCCTCGCCGGATACTGCGGACGGGCGCGCGTCGTCACCCCGAAGGCCACCGAGATCGCCGGGGCGTGCGGGGCGTTCCTGTTCGCCTTCGAGGACCGCCTCGCCCGGCATACCGGCGACATCCGCCTCACGATGGCCGTAGGCGCCGCCCAGGTCCGCCCATCGCGCGCCGCCTGGTACTGGGATGACCGCGCCTACGCCGCCGAGCTGCTCCAAGCGGCCACCATGGCGCTGTACGCCCGCGGCGTCCGCAGGTTCGCGCCCTACTCGATCCTCAACAGCGTCGCCTAGCGGCCGGTTGCCCACCACCCCGGGAAGAAAAGGCGCGCGGGCTAGCCAAGGCGCATTGCCGCGATCACCAATATGGCTACCACGACCGCGACAAAGACAGTGCTTGCGATCGCGTCGGCACGCGTGATGGGCTTACGTGGCTTGCCGACCATGGCGAAGCGGACTATCGAGGCGAGCACGTACCAGCCCGCCAGCACATACAACGCGACGGCCACAGCCTTGAGTGTAGAGGTCCAGGCCCAGGTCAATCAGCCTTGAGGCCAAGACCGCGGCGAACCTCCAGCATCCTCGGGCAACCCGGCGAGTCCGGCCATAAGTCTGGCGATGGCTAAAAAACTGACCGGGGTCCCCCGTTGCGTTTGCGCTAGCCGGCCCCGGCGTCAACGGTCACGCTGTGTGCAAAGAATCGGAACCCTCTGTGACGGCTGGTGGTTTGCGTGCGGTGTCGTCGCTGTCTTGGCGGATGGTGACGGTCCCCGGCCAGGCCAGCGCCGAGGGAGGAACATGGTCGCTGCAAGGGCGATCGACACCATCACGCCAGCGCCAAGGGCACCCTCGCGCCGTGCACCTGCCCAGCTCCACCGTCAATCATGTCCTGCTGATCTGCGCTAGCTGGAGCAGCGTCTCAGGGTCGGTCAGCTTGACCGGGTACCCGGCCGCCTCAAGGTCTGCGATCTCGGCCAGGAACTCATCAACGTCTGGCTGGCCGCGCGGGAACAGCGTCCGGTACAGCGGTTCAGGAAGCCTCTCGTACCACTTCCCGGGCTGCTGCGCCATGCTGATCCCTTCGCCGCTTCGCCTTCGCCAGTAGGGTCTTGCGGTGCTTGCGGTAGTAGTCCTTCGACCGGCAGTTCGCCGAGCAGTAGTCGCCGGCAAGGTCGTACGCGCGCCCGCACACCGGGCATGTGCGCGACCACTCCACTACCGGCTCAGCGCACGGCAGCCGCCACCCGTAGCAGCCCACGCCACGCATGTCGCCCTTGTGCTGTGCCGCAGCGCGCTCCGGGGAGACGTTGCCGTTCTCCACCGCGGTGCCGAGCCGGCACCACTGCCGCTCCACGACGCCATCGGCGAGCATCCTCTTCAGCAGAGTGTCGAGGATCACCGGATGCTGGCTGCCGCGCCCGGTCGCGTCCGCGATCTCATGCCGGCTCAGCCACCGTCCCGGCGCTGCCTTGAGCACATCCACGACGCGCCCGCGCGGGGTGAGCGTGATCGCGTCCGGTGGCGCTGGCGGCGCGACCTCGGCCGGGTCGTCCAGCCGGCGCGCCCACTCGCCCGGCTCGACCACGATCAGCCGCGGTGATGGCCGGTTAGTGCGCCCGGCCTTGTAGACCACCACGCGGCCGATCACGCCTTCGAGGAACCGGCGCTGTTTGAGCATTCCGGCCGCGCCTTCGTGCGCCCACTGCTGCCACTGCTGGGCGAAGATGTCCCCGCGCGCAGCGGTGCTGGAGCGGATCTGCCGGTCAAACTCATCCAGCTTCGCCTTGATCTCGGCTATCTGCGCGTCTTTGCGGGCCAGCTGGTGGTCCCGGTCGTCCTTGGTGATCTTGTCGTCGTAGTAGTCGTTGAGGATGTCCTGCCGCTTGGACCGAAGGCCCTTGAGCGTGATCCGCAGCGCGGCGAGGTCGGCCGGCTCGGTGGCCTCCATCGCCCGGTCGTAGGGACCGTTCTCCGACATCCACAAGAACACGATCCGCAGCGTCTTGGACTCGACCGCGTCCTTCGCCCGAACCGTGTGGCACCGGGCGCAGGTGTAGGCGGGCTTCGTGCGGTTGTGCGCTACCCACATCGGGCCGCCGCACGCGCCGCACCAGACCAGCCCGGTCAGCAGGTGCTTGCCCTCGGTCTTCGGGCCGGGCCGGCGCCGCTTCGGGTCGGTGTACTTCTCGCGCACCCGCCAGAACAGGTCCTCATCAACGATCCCGTGCCAGTTGCCGGGATGCAGTTTGGTCGTTCCGCCCTCTACGTCCAGTGGCGGCCGGTGACCGCTGCCGCTCCAGCCTTCGGAGTGTGCCCGCATCCCGATGTTGCGTGGCGCGGTCAGGATCAGGGACAAGCTCGACGTGCCCGCCTCGCACCACGACATCCCGGTAGGGCTCAGCACACCTTCGGCGTCTAGCCACTTGGCGATCTCCCACAGGGATGCGTTCTGGCCCTGTGGGTCGGCCATCTCATACATGCGGCGCAGATACCGCGCCTCTTTGTCGTTCGCTACGAGGGTGCGCTCTGCGCCGCGCTTCTCGCCCGGTGCGCCGATCCGGTCGAATCCGAACGGGCGCCTGCCGTGATATGCGCCGCGCTCCGCGTGGTCGGCCATGGTGGCGCGCTGATTCTCCGACGTGATCTGCGCGAACCATTCATCGGTTTCGCCGATGATCCCGGCGACCATGCGCGAGGTCGCGTCTTTGAAGTCGTAGCTTGCGCCCTTGATGAACTCAAGGCGCACCTTGGCTTTCGCCAGCCGGCCGAAACCATCCGCGCGCTGGATGCGGTTACGCCACAGCCGCGCCTGGTTGTAGGCGACGATGATCTTTACTTCGCCGGCGTCCACGGCAGCCATCAGCCGGTCGTACTCGGGCCGGGTCTTCGCGCTGGCGGCTGAGATGTTGTTGTCGATCAGCACGCCATCGGGCCAGCGGCCGGCGTCGTGGTCCCGGGGATCGCGCCATGATCCGGGCAGCGGCGCGAGGGTCCAGCTAGAGGTCTCCTGAATGCGGCGGAGGCACAAGCGCATGTGCCGGTCAACGCCGCTGAACGTGAACTCAGGATCTTGCGAGATCCGGCCGTAGACCGCGGCCGGGATGTTCGTGCTGGTCACGGGTACCCGCCTTCTTTTCAGTGCTGTCGGTCACCGAAAACAAGGTTACACCAGTTACTTACGAGACACAGACCCACCATTTACAGGTCATACTACTGTGCAGGTCAGCGCGGTGCGGCCTCGGCAGGCCGGCGACTCTGGCGCTCGATGTAGTCGGTCAGGTCATCGCTGCGTATGCGCGTTTTGGACCGCCCGGCGCCGGGCGAAGCGATGTCCACTGCCCGGATGAGACCGGCCGAGACCAATCGGTAGACGTGCATCTCGGAGCAGCCGAGACGTTCGGCCGCCCTCTTGATCGTGTGAAGCTCGACGTGCTGGTGTGCGCCCGGGGGACGCGGTTGAGCGTTCCGCATGCGGACATGAGAACACAGGAAGCCACTAGACGCAACCTGTACGCGCACATAGAATCTTGTCCTTGTGGAGGACAAACCACAGGACGCCACAGGGCGTAACAGCGGGCATCCCGGGCCATCGGCTAGCACCGACCCGGCCCAGGTGTTCATCCGCCAGTTCCGCGCGCTCCGCGAGATGTCCGGGATGACTCAGCAGCACGTCGCCGACCGGATGACGGCGGCCGGGCACAAAATGCACCGCAGCGCGGTCGCCAAGATCGAGTCGGGTGACCGCCCGGTGCTT